CTTTCAACAGGTTTTCCACAAAAAGTTGCACAAATGGTTTTGTGCATATTGCTACGCTTTCAACAATTCAACAAGTTATCCACAAAAGTATCAACATCAAAATAATCCAAAAAATATCGTTCCAAGGATAAAAATTCATGGTTTTCAACTTTTCCACAGCCCCTACTACTACGACTACAACAAGTTATATATAATAAGCGAAAATAAATAGTGGGCCTAATCCTCTTCTTGATAGGATTAGGCCCACTGACACTATAATAGCCCTCTGGCTTTTTTAAATCTCTGTTTCTTTGTCTCTTCCTCTACTTTTGCTTCCTGCTCTATGGTCAATCCTGTATTGGCCATTTTGAGTTTTAAGGCGTTTATTGCGCTCGACTGTCGTTTTTCTTTTATGCTCCATAGGCTTTTCGGGTTTTCTGCTTCGTATTTTTTATCAAAGTACCTTGGTATCGGCCTTTTTTTACCGTTGAAGTATAGCCCATCATCTGCGTACATCTGCTCTTTATGGCTCGTGTAGTAGTCATACCCCAGACCCGGATTTCTCGACATACAACAGTATGGCGGTGTTAAGCCTAACTCTCTATACCTTTTGTTGTCGTTGCCGTATGTTTTTTTGGTTACATATCCTGCTACATAAGCCATTGTTTCCGGTGATGCTTCTGCGATGATGACGTTACCCATGCCCCATATCTTGTTTATCTCTTCGCTTTCGAAGTACGGATTATTACCTCTTTTTTTCTTGAGGTCTGGTATCTCCAGCCCATAATAAATGCCGTGGTGATGCGGTCTGCCCGTGTTTTCTCCGTATTCGCCGCAATAAAAATATCTCAGGTCTAAGCCCCATTTATCGGACATTTCTTGCTTTTTGCGTAGCCTCTTGTTAAAGCGTACCATGTCCTCTTGTAGGAGAATTTGCACCACTTCCGGTGCGTCTCCGGTCGTCCACTGATGCACTGCACCTCTTATGATTTCGCCTGTTTCTCTTACCATTCCCGGCACATACTCTTGATTCCACGTCAGCGTCAAAAACCATACCGGCGTCAGTGTTTTTGACTCCATCAACATTCGCGTCTCCCAGTCTTGCCGCTGTCTGAGTCTGCATCCGAGACATTTGCCACATGGCAGTAGCATTACGTCTGTGCGGTATGCGAGGCTCTCATACGTTGCTGTTGGATTGTGTGCTCTTTCGCGGTATGTTTCTAAGGTCATGATTGACCCTGTTATATTGTGGTCATTCGGATTGTATATTCTGATGAGTGGTCTTGCGCAACTCATTTAAAACTGCCTCCTTTGCTGCCGCCGAAGCCTTGTTTGTCTTTTTTGCCGCCTCCGGCTGCTGTGCTTTTGCCGCTGTTGTTGTTTTGGTTGAGCCATCCGGTCAAGTCCGGGAAGTCCGTCTGATAGCTGTTGTAACCGCTGCTGTGCTGTTCTCCGTGCGAGTCCGTCCACGACCAGCTTTCGGCCTTTTGACGGCTATAGTTTGCCATTGTGCCGGAGATCGTCGGCATACTTGCCGACTGCGTTCCAACGCTCGGCGCGCTTATGCTGCTCTGCCCGATTGTTCCGTGTGCTCCCGTTGGAGTGCTTGCCCCGCCTTGTGCATAGGCCAGTATGGGATTTAGCCCTGCCGCTTTCATGTCGGCCATGCCGCGCTGGTATGCTGTGTTACTCATACGCTCCTGCCATGCCCGGTTTGCTGCTGCCTCTGCGGAGTTGTAGGACATTGCTGCGTCTTGCTGGATACGATTGTAAATGCCCTGCTGGATAGCTCCTAGTGTGTTTAATCCCAGTGCCGTGAGACTGTTTTTGTTGTTTTGTAGGCTTTGCATGCCCTGTGCTTGCTGGCTCTGTCCTAAGAAGTATTTGGCTAGGTCTTTTGTTTGGTCAACATTTACGCCGCTTTCGCCGGTCATGGTTGAGCCGCTTGCGCCTTGGCTTGTCTGGTATCCACTTGAGCTTGTTGCTCCGCTGCCGGATGTGCCTTTGAGCGCGTTGAAGATGCCTGTTCCGGCGTTTATGAGGCCGCTTACGCCACCTAGTACTTTTGCTCCTGTTGCTAGTGCTGCTAAAAATGACATGTACTAAAATAGCCGGGTTTTGCCCCGGCTGTCTCCTTTCTTTAGTGATGGTCGATGAGGCCGGGAATGCTGTACACCGGCATACACCGCGTTGTTTTGTTCATGAAGTAGAAGTCTGCAATAAAGTCCGGCTGAGACTGTACTGCCAGTGTTCTTTTCATTTCGGTGTCGGTCTGCTCCATCCATGCCGTACTCAGCGTGGGTAGTGCGTCGTAATCTTGTGCATAGTGCCATGCATCGAGGCTCTGTGCTGCGTTGCTCCGGAAAAGCCCAGTTACTTTGCTGGGCTTGTACCTGTAGTCGGCCCATGCCTCTTGGTAGCCGAACGCCTCTTCATCTTTCGTGTTGCCCTGTGCATAGATTTCTTTGTTGAGGATGGCTTGTTCGCCGATGTTTGCCAGTACCGGCCAGTAGTAATCATACCGGCCTTTGCGGCTCCACATGCGCTCGATACCCTGCTGATAGGTCTGGTCGGTACGGACGACTGCCAGACCCATAATGAAGCCATGCTCAGTAAAGGACTTGGTAAACATAGGTTTATTCATGGTGGTTACACTCAACGCCGCTGTGTTGCCCAGCGGACTCGTGTCGTCGCTCGAAGAGGTCTGGATAACCTGAGACACGTTGATAGGCAGTCTGTAGCCGCCCAGATACTCCGGAATCTGCATACGAGAGTCAGGAGAGATAACCCCGAAGTGCTCGCGCAGTACCTCGCGGTATCTCGTGCCGCCTCGTGCATCTTTTTCGAGCAGCTTCTGAATTTGGAATGCCTGACGGAGCTGGTTGATGGTTGTTGCCGTGACGTTGCTGAGGTCTGCACCCAAGATTCCGCTCCCGTTGTAGTTGCCCCATTGGTCAAATTCGTATAACCCAATCTGTCCTTTGTTGGTCGCCCCGCTGTCCTCATAGATGAGACTTTTCCCATCTCCGCCCGGTTTACTCGTCCATATCCTGTTGAGAGACGACGGGTTTGCCTCGATTTTTTGGGTTAAGGCGATGTCCTTAAAACCGTAAATCGGTGCGTTTCCGCCTAGCGGAATCGTGATTGGCTCGCCTTTCTGCGGTTCCGGCAAAGCTCCGGTGTAGTAGTCAAACACCTTCGCTGCCTTGAGAGGCTTTGCCAGCGTGATAGCGCTGTCGTTGGTACCGCTGCCATCGTTTTTGCCGGTCGTTGTTGCGTCTGTCACCTCTACGAGCGTTGGCTGCGTGACGTTCTGGTTTCGAAACCACTCGTTGTAGATGAGGCCGTATGCTCGACCGGGCAGAGCGCTTACGCTGATGCCTTCAACTTTGGTAGGTAGTCCCAGATAGTCCGCCAGCGTACCTTCTTCCCATCCGCCTGCTGGTGCCGTTACCTGCGGCACACTGTATTCCGTCTTAGGTGTCCATGCGGTTTCCTTGTTCTCGCCCATAAACTCTTTCCAGTGTTCCCAGAGCAAGCGGTTAGGCACGAAGAAAAAGTAGAAGTCGCAGTAGGCATTGTCCATCACAGGAAAGATGGGTGTCGCCATTCGCATGACACAGGCAACGTCGATTTGGTGCGTATCACCCGGCAACACCTCATCCAGATAGATTGGGATGAGGTCGCCCGTGTTGAAGGTCGTTTTGTTGTCGCTGTTGCGCTGGAATCGGCTGCGGCTTACTCCGACCTGCGGATTTTGTGCAAAGTTGTATTCACTGTTGCGGTTCATTCTTTCACCTCACTTTTTTCAGCCGGTTTTTCCGCTTCGGCTTTCTGTTTTGCTATGCCCATTTTGTCTGCCCACTCTTGGGTTCCATAGGCCATGATGTATTTTTCTACATCATTGTCCCACTTGTTTTTGATTTCGATGGGCAGTTTGTCAAACTCGGCTTCCGCGTCTTTGATACGCCCATACCACTCGTGGTAGTTTGTTGGTGCGTCCGAAATATCGGTCATCGTCTCGCTGGTCTGCCAGTCCTGACTGCCCAGTGCAGTCGGGTCATACGTTGCCCGTTTGATGATGTTCTCGATTTTGGTCTCATCCAGACGACTCTGAATGAGTGCATAGACGTCTGTTTCGCCGGTTTTTACCAGTTCCCGGCCTTCGTCTGTTACCTTGTACTCATATTCCGGCTCGTGGCCGTTGCCGGTCAGGCTCGTATGCCTTACCTGTCCGCTGTACGCGCTTCGAAACTTACTCATTGGGTTTGCCCTCACATACGCACGTTTTGACGTTATCGACGATTTCGCCGGTCTCGTCCTCCATGGTGCAGATGTAGTGCAGCCGGAAGTCTTCCGGCTTGACGCTGATAAAGCTGTCCTTGTTCTTCTGCTGGCTTTCGAAGAGCCTGCTTGCAACTGCATCGTTCTGCTGCTCGAAAAGGCCGCTGAAGGTTTTGGCTACCTTGTCATAGATTGCATAATAATGTCTCAGCATTACAGTCTGGTGCCTCCTCTCATGTTCTTCGGACTGACGTTGACGGCCTTGGTCTTTTTTGCCGTCTGGGTAAAGATTTTTTTGTCTTTACTGCTGGTCATCTTCGTGCGTTTTGCCATTGCTGTCATCCTCCTTGTCGTGCAGCGCGTGATAAATTTCGTCCAGTTTTTCGAGAATGTCCATCATGATTTTGATGGCTTTCTCGATACTCTTCACACTGATGATTGCCACTGTTTCACCTCCATTTCTGCCTTTTGGTTTTTGTATTTGTAGATTTCTTCGATGATGGCTTTCGCCTCCTCTACAGTATACGCTCTTTTGAGCTGTCTGTAAAGTTTCCGGATGAAATATTCACATTCGTTCGGTGTTTCCGGTCCTCTGTATCCTTTATACAGTTCATAATATGCTCTATCGTACATTTTTGTCCCCCCTCTGCTTTTATTGTACTAAAAAAAGAGGGCTTGTCAAGCCCTCTTTTCTACGTCTATGATTTCCCACTGGTCGAGTCCGGTTCCGGTTTCTTCTACCAGTCTCATGATTGCTACTCCTCTTGCCTGTACCGGGTCATCTGCCTCAACCATATATGTGTCGTTGTAGTATCCTTTGAAGTTGTGGAGTCTTACGTTGTATAGCATTTTATGTTCCTTTCTTTACTGCTCTTTCCAGTCGAATGTTTGAATGTCTCCAGTTTTTAAGTCCGTCCATTCAAGCTTTGTGTAACAGTGTCCGGCTTCATCAATGTAGTCTATTAGTTCGTAGTAGTTTTTGCCGCTTTTTGCTTGTCCGTAGATTTCGAGTTTTGCTATGGTGTTTTCGTTCAGTCTAGGTTTTCTCATTTTTATTACCTGCCTTTCTTTGATTATATTATACCACACTTTTGGGATTTGTCAATAGTTTTTTGCAATTTATTCTAGAAGGCCATGCGCTAGGCGCGGTGCGCCGTACGAAGAGCATGACGTAACTTTCCGGTTTCGCTCGCCGGACTGCCTTTAATTACAGTTTTCAACACTTTCAACACTTTCAACAGGTTTTCCACAAAAAGTTGCACAA